ACGCTGGTCCGCAACGGTTGCACCGAAGTCAAGTTCGTTGAGCTTCCCAAGCCCATGACCAAGGAGCAGATTGATGCTTCTAAGTTCATTGCTCAGGTGAAGCCGGCCGCGGCGAAGGCGGCCTAATTGGGAATGGGTAGGGGTTAAAAATTCTTAACTCCTACCCTATCCTGTTATAATGTAAGTATTATAAACGCCCAAAGGAGCCACAATGGGAAATCAAGTCGAAATCCGCACCGTAAAAATTAGCGAATGCAAACCTATCTTGCACCGTGCTGTTGCTAGGCGCCGTCCTGTATTTGTCTGGGGCCCTCCGGGTGTGGGCAAGAGCGACATGGTCAATCAGCTTGCCGGCGAGTTCCCTAACTCTGCTGTAATTGACCTTCGCATGGCACTTATGGATCCCACCGACATCAAAGGTGTGCCGTATTACAGTGCCGGCGATAACACTATGAAGTGGGCCCCGCCCAGCGAACTCCCTAGCGAAGACTTTGCTAAGGAACATGACATCGTGTTCTTGTTCCTCGACGAACTTAACTCTGCTCCTCCGGCTGTGCAGGCAGCGGCCTATCAGTTGGTGCTGAATCGCAAGGTTGGTCAATACACTCTGCCTAAGAATGTAATGATCATTGCCGCAGGTAACCGCATGGGCGACAAGGGTGTTACCTATCGCATGCCTAGCCCGCTTGCCAATCGTTTCCTGCACCTTGAGATCCGTGTGGACTTTGAGGACTGGGAGCAATGGGCTCTGACCCACAAGATTCATCCGCATGTGGTTGGCTTCCTGAAACAGTTCAAGGGCGATCTCTTTAATTTTGATCCTACGCAACACGATCGCGCTTTTCCGACTCCGCGTACCTGGAGTTTCGTAAGTGACATGCTGGATGACGACATGCCCGACAGCGCCAACACCGACATGGTGGCTGGCTTGGTTGGCGAAGGTATGGCGATCAAGTTTATGGCGCATCGTAAACATGCCGCGGACTTGCCTGATCCTAGCGATGTGTTGAGTGGCAAAATTACTACCTTCAAAAGCAAAGAGGTGAGTGCAAGCTATGCACTGGTTACCAGTCTCTGCTACGAGCTTCGCACCCGTTACGAAGATGGAAAACGCATCGGCAAGCTCGATGACTTCAACAAGAGCGCAGATAACTGGCTGGGCTTTATGATAACTAACTTCGAACCTGAAATGGTTATCATGGGTGCCCACACTGTGCTCAAGAACTACAAGGTTGTGTTTGATCGCAAGAAGATGACCAACTTCCCCGAGTTCTTCAAGCGGTATGCCAACCTGCTCACGGACGAATAACTTGTCCAATAAACATCGAACTTGGACCATGGCCGAAATGATATACGGCTCAGAAGTTCAAACCGAATGGACGGACCAGCCACCAACACCATCCGATGTGAGCGAGTGGCTCCGCGAACAAAGGAAGAGCTGGTCCGTCCGCCCTTTCCCACTGGGAGCCACAATTAACGAAGTTACCAAATGGGCCAGAGAACAGGGTCTTAAGAGGTTGGATTGGGATTTTATACCACGCAAGCAAATCTGGTTCAGAGACCCACAAATAGCTATGATTTGGGACTTGTGTGGACCTAAAAACAAACCAGCCCAAATGCATCTCGATGAGCCCAAATGCATCTCGGTGAACGGTGTGCGTATCACACGCGATGGAAGTGCTATTGTAACAACAAACGAAGCAGATCCAACGGTTGACCCCGTTACAGAATAGCTGTATAATAGATACATAGTTTGAAGGAGCCACAGATGTCCAAAATGCCCGCCCGCGACAAGCTCATTAAGAGCCGTGTTGCCATGCTGTTGAAGTATCCCTTCTGGGGTCCGTTGGCTGCTCGGCTCAAGCTGGAAGAAGTTGATTGGTGCAAGACCATTGCCACCGACGGTCGCAAGTTTTTCTATAACAAAGAGTTCGTTGAAAAGCTCAGCGACGGTGAAATGATCTTTGGGTTTGGTCACGAGCTGGGTCACATTATCTTTGATCATATGACTCGCCGCGGTGACCGTGAGCCGCAGGTTTGGAACATGGCCGGTGACTATGTCATCAACAACTTGCTAATCCGCGAAAATGTTGGCACCGCAATTACCACTGTCCCGATTCTTGCAGATCGCAAGTACGAAGGCAAGACTGCTGACGAAGTGTATGATGATTTGATGGCCAATGCTACTGTTATTAAGGTGACCTTGGACGATCATCTTGACACCGGCGACGACAGTGATGGCAATAGCGAGGGCAATGAGTCTAAAGACGGCAAAGGTCGTCCTAAGATGAAGAAGCTTACTGAAGAAGAACGCAAGGCCCTGCGCGACGAATGGCGCGAGGCTGTTATCCAAGCCGCCAAGAATGCAGGGGCTGGGAATACGCCGGCTGCTATCCAGCGCCTGGTCAAGGACATCACTGCCCCTGTTATGGATCTGCGTGATCTGCTTCGTATTCAGTTCAGCGGCAGTGTTAAGAGCGACTACTCCTGGATGCGTCCTAACCGCAAGAATTGGCACACTTGTGCTGTTCTTCCAGGCCAACTGCCCGGCGAAGAGCTGGACATTGTGGTTGCATTGGACGCGTCTGGTTCCGTTAGCGAAAGCATGATTGCAGACTTCTTGGGCATGGTACAAGGTGCACTGGATCAATTTACTTCTTACAAGGTCCGTGTTGTTACCTTTGATACCACTGTCTACAACGAAGATGAGTTCACTGCTGACGACGGTCGTAGCATGGCAGAATACGAAGTTACCGGTGGCGGTGGTACTAACTTTGGTTGTGTGTGGAAGTGGATGAGGGACAATGAAATACAGCCGCATCAGTTGGTGATGTTTACAGACGGTTATCCGTTTAGTTCGTGGGGTGATCCCGACTACTGCGACACATTGTTTGTTGTGCATGGTAGCAAGGACATCACTGCTCCGTTTGGTATCACTGCTAACTATGTGCCTGCCAATCGCAGACACTAAGTAAAAGCTCGCGGCGCATTGTTAGCGCCTAGTGTGACAGCCGCGGGTGGTACGGTTCTAAACAAAACCGCGCCGGTAATGCAATAATCCTAAGGAAGCATTTTTCTAGTTCTGGGTTAAATACCCACATGATAGAACTGGAATATGCTGAAGTTTCTTGGTTTATAAATGCTCATTGCAAACTGCAATGCTCGTATTGTCATCCCGAATTTAAAAACGGTGGCCTAGACAAAACTCTTGATCAGTATCTAACTGTCATTGAAAAATTACAGCAAACAAGATACAAGCATCACTCAAAAATACTTTGGAAAATAGGTGGTGGGGAACCTTTGCATTTCCCTCACCTAAGCTCTATTTTAAAAAAGATGAGAGAGCGGCCGTGTATCATAAGACTTGATACCAGCGGCGATAACTCTTATTTTTCTGCTTATGGAATTTTAAATCTAATTGATAGGTTAAGACTTACCTATCATTATTGGCAGAATGATGATATTGTTGGTTTCATTTTAGAACAATGCTTGGAAAAAAATATTGGAGTTTCAATAATAGTACCCTTAGCCCCTGGTCAAATACATGAATCGAGAGAAAAGGTAGAGCATTTTAGACAGCGGGGATATGTGTGCAATGAGCAAGTCCTCTATGATCGCGACGGCAAACTGCATCACGGTTACAGCAATATTGATCTGAATAGAATACACCATCGCCCAGATGATGAAATAATAGAACCTGTTGTACCTAAATATATTGACCTAAGTGTAGTCAATAACACCGATCCTATATACACTGGAATGCCCTGTTATGCTGGAGTAGATTGGCTGCATATCAATCCCAAAGGCTTTGCATCATATAGCCATTGCGGTGGGCGCAGCGAACATTACAATGTTTTTAATCCTGATTGGCAACCACCTGATAATCATTTTCCTTGCAATGTTATCCAATGTAAAAATGAAAAGGATCGTAGAACAATAAGAATCGTTGGCAGCTGATAAACGCATCCAAATGGATGCGTTTTTTTTGGCTACATTTTGGTTAAACCAAGTATAAATTGGTTAATAAGTATCCAACGGGTATACCCATTAATGATAGGAGATAAACATGGAAAACCAAGGACAAGCACAACAACCTATTGCCCTCTCTTTACAAGACCTTCGTGTTCTAGCCGGTGCAGTAGAAATTGGCGCATCACGCGGTGCTTATCGAGCGAATGAAATGGAAATTGTTGGCGCTATGTACAATAAGCTAACATTGTTTTTAAAAGCCAACACACCAGCAGAGGAAGCAAAAGCACCTACTGAGGCCAATGCACCTGTAGCCAGTGCGCCCGGAGAAGTTACCGAGAAGCCTGAAGCAGCTATCTAAATTAAAAAAAGGAACCGTATATGGCAAAATTTATTAAACATGTTGGACAGAATATACAAGGTAAAAAAGTTGTAGTTTTGTTTCGCGAAGTTCCTGGGGAACCGGAGAACTGCTTAGTAGTTCAGACTGAAAGTCTCCCAGCTATGTACCATGATGATCTGATGCGAGCTATTGAAAGTAATATCTGTCAAGATCAACTTGACACACACGACTTTCTTTTTAGACAATTGTTTCAAGATGGCACTAATATGCTAAACACCTTACATCAGCAAGGCTGGATTGCTAAAGTTGCTACCAAGAGTATTCTTATGCGTCCACAACCGGGCGTTGAAATTAATTTGGCTGATCTCAACAAAGAACTTAAACAAATTACAAATCAGCAGATTGCACAAGGCGTTAAAAAAATAGAGCCTGCTAATGAAACATCAAGTTCCACATCGGGTGTAATCAACGATGAGCAATTGGCTGCAAAATATCGTGCCCAGGCTAATACATTTGAATCTGAAGTTCAGAGACTACGGAAGGAAGCAGAAAAGTTAGACCCAAAAAGCGTGGTCGCGGGCGACCACTCAAGTCCAGCCCTGCCGGCGACCGGAGCCAAGAGGGGAAGGGGTCGGCCAGCCAAGGTCCAAGTACTAACATAACCTTGTTTGATCGTTTTAGATCTTTTTGGAACAAAAAATGAGCATTCGCAAAAAAGATCGTAGCTTTGAAGACATGTTGCGCGAAATACATGTAGAGGAAGTTCCAGTCGAGTATATTGAGTGGATTAAGGTGTATCTAAATGACGGTACAGAAATTGTCTTCAAGCAAAAAGATCTAACTGATATTAAAACCAGTAAAGAGGTGTTGGGTATTAAACAACTTGAACAATATTTAGATCGTATTGTAGATTTTGAGGTAATGATGAACAGCGAACTTATCAAATCTAAAGTTACTCGATTTATTGGCGCATTGTTGGCTACTCATTTCAATCAGGATTAAACATGATAGATTTACTATTAGTTAATCCTTCTGAAACATCATATAAGCGTTTAGCCAACCTCAAAAAATTTGATTTGAATTGCAAAGTTACATTAGTATCAGGCTTTACTGACAAGACAGGCTATGTGTCAGCAGAAGACATCGTTAAATTTAACGACATATCCAAAATTACATCGGCTATTGGATTTGGTCCATATAGTCTCAAAGCCATTCAAGTACTAAATCAGAGTGATAAGATAGTACTTGGTAATTCTAAAAATCAAAACCACTTTGAAAAGTATATCAAACATATTCTTAACCGTAAAGAACAGCAACACGACTGGCGTTTAGAATTTATATCTTACAAAGGACGACATGTATTGTGCCATGCTATGTTTTACAATACTGCCTACGGCTGGAAGTTGATTGCTAGAGAAAAACAAGATTTTCCTTTTTTCTCTAATCTAGTTGAAAATGCTATAGCGTTGTTGGACGAACTAGGAATAATGAACGGCCCTAACCAAGTATGTTTTAGCGGTCAGCAAGAATTTAATATTATACCATACTACGGCATAAAACCTCTTAGGGAATCAACAAAACAAATAGATTGGATTTGGCCAATAGTGTTAGACAAAGAAAAAATAAATCCAAAGCTGGCACAAGAAGCGTTTTATTCGTGGGTAGAAGAAACAGGACCCAGCAAGCGATTTCGATTTAAAGTTAGCGACTCCGCAGAGTACCAAACATCCAATCCCATAGTGGGTGAAACAATCCAAAGTTAACTTGTGTATTCCAATGGTGTATCAAGTGCCAGCGTCCACTGGTAATAAACGGATACCAATCAAACTTAGGATTGTGTTCAATTGTTTCTTGAACAAATGCTGCCCAAAAATAATAGAACACACTAATCCACCACTCGCCAGTAATCCAACTAAACAACAGAGTTGGAACCACTTCAGTTATCCATAAATCCAAAGTACTGGTCCAAGTGTCATTGAACAAGAATATGTTGTTCCAATGCCATCGAGTCTGTTCATGAGTGTTGATGTACTTGTGATGATCAAAATGAGCAAAAAAAGCCAATGGAAAGTATCTTGCTCCAACTGCATGTACTGCTCGATGTATGATGTATAGATATAAAGTCCAGGACAGGAATACCAAAATATAAATCATGCTAATACTTAGCAGTAAAATTAAACCTTATATCGCCCAATAAATAATAACATGCTTTTATATCAACAAATTAATATACCACAGTGGACAGCAATCAAAGAAAAGTTTTCCTATCTGCAAACTGTTAGAACTGGCAACGAGTGGATCTATCTATTAGACTCCAATGAAATCTCTGAGCTGGCTAAACTTCTTCCTGTATATTCAGAAAGAAAAATAAAATCTGTGTTGGCATTTGGTCAAGGACCACATGTGGCACAACAGATCCATGTAGATGGTTACAGTGCTAGTCGAACTCGTGCCAGCAATACTGCATTGAACATACCAATCAAGTCTTACGGTAGAATGACCTGGTACAGCGGAGACTACTCTATCAAAGAAACTGCATCCGCTAGTAAGGTCAAATACTTGAAAATAAGTTGGCGCGGTGACAGTGAACCATTCATAAAAGATGTTGTAGTAATTGATTCTCCAACTATTGTTCGAATTGATGTTCCGCATAGTGTGATCAATTTGTGCAACGATTCAAGAATTATTATTAGTATAAGATACTCACCAGATATTCTTCTTGGCTAACATGCTGCGAGAAATATTCATACATACAGCAAAGTATCATAGGAGATAACCATGAAGTGGATGGCACTTGCTTGCTCCGCTGAAAACGAAATACTTGCTTGGGCTGAGAGTTTATCTTTGCTTGAAAGTGCCTGCCTCAATGACTTCAGAGCCATTTCTAAAATCTACAGTATTGATGATCAAGAAGAATACGAAATAAAAAATGGAAACCTAAACTTCAAAATTGAATTTAATAGTCCAAGAAATACCAAGCTGGTTCCGCATGTTAAAAAAGAAGAGCTTGATAACCTTAGTAAGATCTTGCAAATTAGAGTAGAACTCATGCAGGAACTACATCAGCGACTTGAACACGGATTCAAACGATTTGAAGCTGTTGTACCTTGGCAACATGAATCCTACGAAGAAAAATATCGAGAAGCATTAGCAGTGTTAAGTGGCAATGTCAACGAATCTTTCTTGATTCAAGATTATGCTGATGAAACTGGACTAGATATAAATGCAGCCGCGGGTATCATAGTCAACAAATATCTAAACAGAAAATTTTTAATTCGTAAACTTGAAAGATTGCGTATTCGTCATCAGATTGCCATAAGAAAAATAGAAACTAAAGACGATAGTGAAAGATGTCGCAATGCCATGGAAGAAGATGCCTTCCTGTCAATAATGATGTAAAGCAAACTGAAGGTAAAACTTTGAAAAAATTACTGTATTATATTCCGCACAGGCTTTATCAAGCAAAGTCAGATATTGACCCTGTTAAAAAATCCTTTGTTCAAATGTTCAATCCATGGATAAGTTTGCATGATCGGACAGGTACTTTGGATATCCCCGGAATACCGGTACACAATAACAGTCCTATTCCACCGCAACCCAAGTCTGTGTTTACTTTTAGCGCAGCCAGTTATCGGCGCATAGATGAATGCATTGAGCTGGCAAAGCAGCAGGGCAAAGAACGAATAGTGGTATTTTTCAGCGGAGGTATTGATAGTACCTTGATAGTTTCTTTACTTATCAGTCATCCTGAATGGAACACACTCAAGAACATGGTTTGGTGCGCTGTCAATGAAGACAGTCAAGTTGAAAACAGCAACTTCTTTGATGAAGTCATACTACCAAATTTTGGCACTAGACTTTTACCCAGCAACGATTTCTATGGCATCATTGCCGATTCAAAAAATTTATGCATCATTGGTGAATGCGCTGACAATCTCTTTGGTAGTTTAACATTAAAAAGCTACATGGATCACACCGGAAACTTTGATGCCATACACGGCAACTGGGAATACGAATCCCTGCATTGGTTATTGAACAAGCAAGAAGATTACAGAGACGAACGCGAGCAAATGTTGTATGATTTGGTAAATGCTGCTCCTTTGCCCATTGAAACCAATCATGACTTTCTATGGTGGATCAATTTTACCTGCAAGTGGCAGGCTGTGAAATATCGACTGAGCATGCATTCGCCAACGGCTGCACAGGCGGAACACATGGCAACCAATGTTGTAAATTTCTATGATACACAAGCTTACCAGGAATGGGCGTTGTATTCCACCGAACCTAAGGTAGGCAATCGGTGGGACACCTACAAGCTACCAGCCAAAAAACTCATTAATGATATTTGGGAAAACGATCGCTATTTTAGATTCAAAACCAAATGGCCCAGTTTGCCAGGCATTACTCGTTACAATAATGCTTGGGGCTTTTTATGGCAAAACGATGATGATTCGTTAACTGTGACAAAAACCTTAGATGATTAAGTTATCAGTCATAGGAAATATTTTAGAAATAGCTTGGGCACAGGCCCGAGCAATTTCCTGGTGTTCTTTTTGTGTACCATTGGCTCTACGCAATGCAATAAAGTGAATCCACGAGCGTAAGGTGCCATTGACGTACAAGCGACTTTCAATCAGCCCTTCGGGTAGTACTGCGCGAGCTTGTTCCTTGGCTATACCGTTATCGATAGCCCATTGATAGGCCATCCTGGCCTCAGCGATGACATTGTTTTGCCTAAGTTCCCAATTGCGTTGTAGCTCTTGATCGCTTGTTTCGATACTGTTCTGCCTATTTTTTGGGTCTTGCAATCTTGCTTCTCTAATAACAAACGATAGGTCTTTAGTAGGATCAGCATATCGTTGACTGAATTCTTGGAAGCTAAAACTTCGGTGCCTAAGGATTTGTCTTGCGATATCTCTTGTGGTTGTGATTTCCATGCAGGCCGAGACCATTTCGAGTGGCGACCAGTGCTGGTGTCGGATGAGGTATTTGATGAGCTTTTCGGATGTGTCTGTGTTGAATTGATTGCTGGGATTGCTGACACGGGCGCAATACGCGACGAGCTCCTGAGCATCTGTGATGCCTTGGTTGGCAAATTGCTCTGTGGGCTGGCTGTAACTGAGTAGACTAACATTCATTTAATTTCGCTTTCTTGTTGTCGTTTTAGTATAGCAGCTTTTCGCTGTGTCCACAAGCGATTAATTTCATCTTTGGTAGCAAAAGGCATCACCAAAATCATGCACGGATCAAATTCATGTGGTCGTCCGCTTACTGTAGCACCAAAGTCAAAACTGCTGGGCTGTCGATGATGGTTGTTGTGCCAACCACTGCCCCAATGAAAATAGCCAATCCACCAGACATTGGTGCTAGCATCTCGATTGTCAAAGTTTTTATAACCGGCAGCGGGCACATGCCCAAAGGTGTTAACTAGTCCATCGGCATGTAAACTCATTAGTGCGCTTATCACAAAGAACCAAACAGTAAATGTTAATCCAAAAACAAGATAGCTAATTGCTAATGTACCATAGAGGATTTTATTGTAATTTTCATGTATAAAAGTAATATGAAAATCCCTTAGGAGATCTACAGCATAACGAAAATTTACACTGTTTTGATCAATACCAAATTGCCAACCCATGTAGCTGTGCAGCCAACCATTCTCAACAGGTGTGTGAATATCTTTACCTGGCTGATCACTGACCCTGTGGTGATGCCCACGATGTAGTGCAGCCCACCATAAAGGACTGCCTTCACCTACCATAACAGCGGCCCATAGCAAAAATGGTTCAAAAAATTTACGAGGCGTCCATGACTTGTGGCTTAGCCAACGGTGTAAAGTTAGATTGTTACCTATCCCATCCAGTAGTATCCATCCGCAAAGTGCCCATACTGGGTACCACCAACTCCAATTTTGAGTTGCGTATACAATTGCAAGAATTGCAGCCACATGATAAGGAAACCAGATAGCAATAACATAAGGAACTTGCTTAGTCTTTTGATACAGTTCTTTTTGTTTGATTATCCAATTCATTATTTTCTTGTCTATTGTTAGAATTGCTATTTAACAGGTCTACAAGTACAGGTATTACTTCTGGGCAAGTTGCAGCGCAGCTCAGGCCAAACCGTGTCCAAAAGTCCTTGGCAAACATTAGTAGTCGGAGATAAGGACCGTGCGTGTCATCACTCATGGCGTTCTAGTTGCAATACCGCCCTGAGAAGGCGGCTCTGTGTTAGGGCGTCGTAAAATATATCTTCTAAGGTTCATGTCATATGAATACAAATTTTGTCCCATAACATTATGAATAAATCTATATGGGCTTCTTTGTTTGGCTGGTACAGTGCATTGAACAAAAGTATAATATTTCTCTCTAAATGGCAACATAATTTTACTGTAGGCTGCTTCTCTTGAGCTTGGATATGACACAAAAAATTCATTGATTCCAATAGACTCGTGAAAATCTGCCAATTTTTTGACCATTTCTCTAAAAGAAGTAATGAATCCAAATCCTTGTTTTCGACTCAAAACCCATGATATTGACCAAATTGGCAAGATATAATACCTAGTAACTCCAACAGCCATAACATAATCTCCATGCTCGTCGACTAGCGCAAATGCTTGTCTGATATTATGACCAATAAACGAATCAGATAGTGTAAAGGCGCCGTAAAATTTTCTCTGCTTGCCAGCATTGTCAGTTTGACTGAAAAATCTAAATTCTGGATATTTGTCATTTGCTGCATCTTGATAGACTACGGTTGCAAATTCCATAAGTTTATCCAGGTCGTTGAATTTGAGGTCAATTAGGCGATATGACATAAAGTTTTTCTACCATTAAATAAATTATCTTTAAGACTTAGAGCATCGGCGCAATAAATCCTAGGTGTAAATTCACAGATTTTAATAGAAGCATTGTAATCAACTAGATCCCATAAATGTTTATAATTTTCAATACCAAACCATTTTGGTCGGCGACGAAACTTATAACCTAAATGTCCATATATTTCCATTTTACTTGATGTCCATCCTAGTTTTCCGGGTATCCTATCATGAATTAGTTCATGTACTATTGGCAATTGTAAAAATGCCAACATTGATTCTGGATTATAAGTATAATAATTATTTAAAGCCGGTATGCCGGTGAGGTCATTGAATCTGCGCCAACATCCATCTTGATCTTCTCTCTTATCAAATACCCATTGATGATTAGCCTGGCCAGTGCTCCAGTTAATAGAAGTAATTTTTGTCAATGACATTTCATCAATAGTAATCATTGGATAAGCAAATTTTTCTGCTACTTCTAGCAACATTTGCTGATAAAGAGTGTGTGCTTGATATTTTTTACCAACTTCATAACAACGATCAGAATAAACAAAATTTTCTAGGTCAAAGTTAATAATACTGTATGGAATGTTCATACCGTTGAGCATCTCCATCATTGGACCAATATCATGCATGTTGCCGTCATTGTGAAACTTTACTGTTGCAATCTTTGGTGTTATTCCGGCTGCTAAAAAACTACGCAGTGCCATTTCACAGTCTAATCCGCCACTCATAAAAAGTGTCAGATCTGGATATTGCTTATACAATGCTCTAGCAGTTCTAATTAATTCGGCTTGTAGGCTCATTGGGCTACGGGTGCAGTTTCCAATTTCCATTGTAGTGGTATCAAATTCATGCGTTCTCCAGATCTGTTTAGGATCTTGGTTATAGTAATATATCAGATGGTTGTTTTCTGTATTTGTTATCATATGCTTACATAAGGACTTGTACGAACAACACCATACTTGTTGTCAATTTCTAAAACTATTTCAAATAGGTTATCAATATAATCATTAGATACAGGTTTAATAACTGCCCATTGCGGTGTGTTAAATAATCGTATCATTCTAGGAAACACAACACAATTGTCCCACCAATTACTCCACACATGCCCAAGTGGTCTACCCAGACCATTGCTAATTTTGACAATAGTGTTGTATATCCATTTATTGTAATTGTTAAACGATAGCAGCATGCCTTTCTTGCTTTGCTGACTACACCATTCGAGGTTGGCAGTCAACAAATGCTTGCTTACCTCATTGTTTGATCTGTATTCTTTAAGCAACCAGCATCGATTACCACCAGATCCTAACTCAACATGCAAAGTACTATGTTCTACGCAACTGACTCCAACTATTTGATCACTGTCGTACAAAAATGCAATATGTCCTTGACCTTGAAACCAGCGCAGTTTTTTTTGGGCAATATACATTAGTCCAGCTGGGGCGTCGTGCCCCATATTAGGCAAGGCTGGGGCATCATCTGTGGCTATACGATCAAAGAAAACTTGGTAATCTTTTAAAAATGGATTAATATTGTCAGAATATGCTAGTTCAACATGCAGGCTCATCCTGTATGTATCAGTTATTCTTCATTGGTGTTTACCAAGCACATTACTAGATGTATACGATCAATTAAACTACCATTCATTGCAGAATGTTCTTTAGTTGTATCTACCCACCATACACTGCCATCAGCAGGCAAGTGTCTGAGCACAGGCGGATTTGTAAAAATAAATCTAGCTTGCTTATGTGTAACTATAGGAATATGCACCCGAGGATTCATGTCTGTATGAATACTGTAGCAGGTTCTAGAATACATTGTCATTAATCTAGTCCTGTATACCTTAAAAGGAAAACTGTTCAAAAAGCTTTCCCACCAAGTGCCCTTTAATTGAGGATGAATCTTATCCCATTGGGATTCATCCTCACCGTCGTGTTTGCCAGTACTAGACTGCCAGTTTGTATCGCCATTGGTTTGCAAAGATATTTGATGCTGATAACGATTGACTGTGTTATCCCATAATATCTTATGTGTTTCTTCTTTAAGCTTTTCTATATCAATTTTAAAGTCGTAACATTTGAACCTTGAATCAAATATCATATTATACCTATAACCATAAAGCGCAGACACTTGTTTAGTAACAATTCACCGCTCCATAGTATAGTATTTAACCCAGACGACTTAACAAATTCTTCAAGGCTGTGATGACAGTTTACATGATCAGGTGCATCAAACATGTTGTTTCCCTGTAACACAACCGGCGTTCCTTTAGGCAAGCTTTTAATCCATTTTTCATGATCTTTAAAGTGCTCAACAATAGTGTCAATCACTATAAGATTTTTATGTTGCGTAAAATTATATTTCTTAATATCCTTATCAACCCCTTGGTAATTAAAAGCAACGGTACCATCAAGCAGTTTGCTGGCTGCTGCATGAACTGTTTTATCAAAATCAACATTGATCAGCACTGGTGTGTGTACCAATTTGTAAAATTCAAAGTTAGTCAAGGTCATTAACCACGGAAGTATACCAACCCAGCCACCAACAAGTAGAACTGTCTGAGGTTCTAAGATATTTTTTATCTTGGACTTAGAATTTATACCTAATTTATGCATTTTTTCTAGGAGCCAAAGTTTACTTTGGATTTGATCTCTACTCAGTGCATCTTTCCAATTTACATCAGGATTCTCACCAATCACACCACACAAGGTGCTAATACTACTATCATAATAAAGATAATATTTCGTTACTTCTTTGACAAAACAGTCCATAGATTCGTCATGCAAACAATTTAATATAGTATCACCAAAGAAAATTTTTAATAAGTCTACTAGCTTGGTTAAATCAGCTGATGATTCATTGATTTTGTCAAATACATAGGGGATTATTGACAATGGTTCGGGGTGTAGGGTAGAATTTAACTTTATCCAATCATACAACTCCCAGAATACACCTTGCTGTATATCACCGCTTTTAAATTTAGGCGTTAACCATGAAGGAATAGGAGAAAGCATTACTTCTTTTCCGTTGGTCCAGTCCATTGGCAAGCGAAGATGACGCTGAAATAAACTGTGTACTGTTTGGTCAATATGATTAGATTTATCGTAGCTTAAAAATGTCACTGGATCTGGTTTCCTACGGCAATAGTTTATCAACGGCCATAGATCAATATAGTGTTCTCTTCCTACTTGCACTACCAATTCGCATAGGTCGGTGTCAGATCCTGTCTCAAACCATCTATGTAACATGTGCAGGCTGCGACGATGACCAATTGCTTCATCGAGAAATATCAACACAGAGTTTTGCAGTTCTCTAAGCTTATTCATTGAACCAACCATAAAATTTTAAATTTGTCTGAGCTTTTACATCTTTATCGGTGAGTTCTTTATTAGCATGAAATTGCATTCTTTTTACAATAGCACTATGTTCCGCAGAAAATTCAGGTAGTGTAAATCCTAGACCAGCACTGAGTGGTTTGCTTAATTCTAAATTGGCTTTGACCGGATCAAGTTTACTATGGTTTTTAAAGAAATCTTCAAACCACTCATAGTCTCTGATATGAATTGGATCCCAGTCATCGTATTGCAGCAACTTAACTGCCAGACGAGCGCCGTAGATTGTCCATGCTCCATTGTCTACATCAGCACCAACTGTCATCCATGTCAAAAGTCGCTGAAAATTGGCGCCGTGAATTCTAGCAGTCCACTGGTCAAATGGCACCACATTGCCTTGATCCATACTGAGCTTTACGCCTTCTCTAAAACCAACGCGAAATGCTTGATAAGCACTAGCATTAGTAAAGGTGGTTGACCAGCAACCTGATAAAGTTTTGTATTGTGTGCCATCCCAGCAAAAATCCACAGCATCTCTTTTATTGTCTGCTGCTTCGTGGCTACGCATGGTTTCTAAATGTTGTCGATTCCATAGCTTGATACCACCATTGCCATACACCAGGCCATTGGTATGTTGGTATCCATTCCATGAATAGCTGATGGGCAATTCAATATTGGCATGTAAGTGCAAATTAAAAAAGTTCAAGTCAACTAGATTGTCAGCATCCACAGTAATAACATGACTGGCATTGGAGAAAGCAGCGGCAGCGGCTTTGTGTGCTGCATCAAATCCTTTGACTTTATGTACTCTTTGAAGAAGATTGCCTGGACGATTTTTTCTTAGATGATCCCAGTGTTGGTCAGCATTGGGTTCGTCGTAGCTTAAAAATGCCACTGGAAACTGTCCAAGAATATGACCTTCTTTTTTTATCGACTTGGCAAAATTAAACAGTGACATGAGTCTCAAATTCCTTTTTTAACCACGACCAATCATTGATCAGTTCTAATCCTGGTGAATCGCCATAAGCTAATCCAAACTTTGTTCCAGTTTGTGCGCCTAAAACTGCATATTTTCCGTTTTTATTGTTCCATCCTTCAGTACACCAAATCAAGTTCCGCTGAGCTATTTCATTTATTTCTGACCAGAAATGGTATATTTCTTTTTGTACTTTGTATTGTTCAGTGATAACTATAGATTTGCTGCGACGATAATTGTTTTTTTGTACATCATCCCAATCTTGTGTTGATACATAACTTGAAAGTTCTTCAAGTTCGCTTTGTTCTTGCTGGCGAATCTTTTTAATTCTGTTTTTGATTACGACTAAAGATGACAGCTTGGCACATTCTCTAAATGCACCTATCCAAGCACTTTGTGGTGTAACATTGAATCTTGTTTCGCAACTAATGATATCTCTAGTAACCAATGGTGCCATGGAAGTAGTGACATCGATGTTCCAGGATTTGCTTTCTAAAAATGGAGCCCGATGGAAAACTTTTACAGCACCATAACCGTAGGTCAGACCGTTAACTGGATTTATGCTTGGCCAGACATGTACACACTTGGATTCTGGTACTCCAAATTGCTGAATTTCATCATTGGGTTCCCAGGAAAAATCAAAGTTATCTAGTATCCAGGCGTCGGCATCAACTACCCAAAAGTTATCTGTGGTGCTGCGTTCCGCGCAAGTGCGGTGAACATTGTAAATACCAACCACATTGTCAATACGGCAAGCATGAGGCACAAATTCCTGTAGCCGTGCAAAATTTTCATCAGCACCTTCTTCTTGCATACTAATGAAAAACACATCTAACAAAGTTTACTCCAAAATAAACTGTTCAACATCACTCTCTTTGACTGTGGGACCAAGTCTATGAGGATTAAAGTAGCTGGCTTTAAAAAAACGACTTCCCGTTTCATCTAAATCAGCAACGTCAAGTCTAAGATCTTGGCGCATTACTCTACCAAGCTTGGAAGTTTCAGCTATGAGCCTAGTTTTGTTCCAGGAGTACTTACTGACAGGACAAGTAATTTCGTCACCAGCAAACTGTGGCATGATATCTTCTCTCCAATATTGATTGTGCCATTCAAAGTCGCGCACCAATGTATAATCCCAGTCTCTGCGAATATTGGTCAAATAACAGCCTAACCTTGCACCATACATAGCCCACAGCCCGTTTGGTACATCTTGCCCGACACTCATCCATACTAACAATCTACGATGATTTTTAAAATTATTCTTTTCGGCAATTTGCCTCCAATCCATTGGACGGCCATCGTGTAATGCCAGCTTTACACCTTCTCTAAACCCAGCACGATATGCCTGATAAGGAGTGGCATTATTGTAAACATCACTATAGATATTGTTTAATTGGTGATAGTGTATGTCCCAGCAAAAGTCCACAGCACCTGGACCGTTGTCTACTGCTTCATGTGTACGCATCTGTTCAACTACTTTTTTGGGCCAAAGTTTGACACCACCATTGCCATATACCAGGCCATTGATGATATTTCTACCCGACCACGACAGCACATCGCTGCGATCAAACTTGTGTAAATTTAGTTCAAGTTCAAAGAAATCTGGACGAACCTTGTTGTCTGCATCAATGGTAATAAAGCGTTCAGTTTCTGCCAGGCGAGCGGCGGCTTTATGGCAAGCATCGCTACCATATACTCCATGGCTTCTCTTTGCCCAAGGACATTTTTCTAGCAAATCTGTATAGTTTTCATCCGCATTGGGTTCATCATAGCTGATAAAAACCACATCAAATTCACTGATTGGTATTTTCACAAAAGAACTCCGATATCAATATTGTTAGCCTTATATAACGCCGAAGGCAGTTGCTGATGCGACCAATTTGGTAACACTTCAAACGGCTGTGTTTGTCTCAATAACAGTGCTGGTAACCAAGCCCAAGAAACAAAAGATTCTAAATCGTGCCCGTTTACCACTGCAATCTGTAAATGCCCTTTAAGCTGGTCGATGGCACACCCTGGTTGATAATGGCTCTGTGCCCATAGGGTACCATTTTTGACAAAGAGGGAAACATGCTTACCGGGACCAATATGACTTATTATAGTTTGATCGTCAATGATTCCTGTGAATTCAGCATAATGACTGAGTCTAGTAAAAAACATTGCTTGTGCAACCTGAGGCAAATTGATTCTTATACGCTGACTTTGATACAGTATGCGTGTTACAATTTCATGATCAATAAAAGACCACAGCCGTGTTTCCCAAAAGCCACGGTTGATGAGGTCACTCACCTTGATCTTACTGTGACCCAGCAACTGATGAGGATCTTCTATGTCTGTTATAAAGAACGGAATATTCTCTGTGGAATTTTCGTGTAATAATATTTCTTTTGCGTTGCTGATCCACATATATGATGCTTCAATTCGCAAAATTCCGTTATTATTGAACAACAGTGCCCTAAAACCTGCACCTACATCTCCTTGATATTCGCCAATGGTTAACCAGTCGCTACTACCCTGTTTCTTTTCGTTACTAACTATTGACTTGGGTGCTCGCAGATCTATTAGGTCTAGTGCGCCAATGGTTTCGTTGAATCCAACTCTAAAATTAGCCTGACTCTTTTTGCCTCCAAGAATTTCTCTAACTCTAGCAAACG